GTGTTTATTCTGTCAAAGGCACTCGGTGAATGCCTTTTGCAGAATTTTATAAACCCCGCAACCGGTCAGCCACCTTCTTCATGTACACTCCCGTAGCGACCACTGATTGCCCTTCTAGCAGCTCAGCGCGGGTGCCGGTGACAATAGCTGTGTAGTGCGAGTGTCTGTTCTCTGCCAACCACTCGATTAAGGGTCTGGCTGCATCTTCGAAACTTCCCGTCGCCCACGATTCACCACAATCTTCATCACTACCGTGCAAATTGTTTTCCATCCTGTTTTTCCTCATCGAGCCGCCGAATTTCAAGCAGCTGGTTATTCGCCTTATCGAGCGCCGCCAGCAGAGGGTCAATCCACAATACAGCCTGGCAGTATGTCAGCGTGCCGGTGGTAGTGGGGCCAGTACCGGTTGTGTCAGCGTCGCCGGTATCGACTGGCATTGCGCGGGAACGTAAACGGTGCGTGTAGTTGAGCAGCCCACCAGCAATAGCAGCGGGAACAGCCAGGTCACACGTCGGCTGATTCTTGAGGATCGTACGGTATTCAATTTCTTTCCCCTGAGTGGCCGCATCGGTGGTGATGCCGTACTGGCTTGCTGCGGTGCTGATTGCATTGGCGCGATGGAACTGAAACGCCTGCGTGGCGATTGTTGCCGCCTGCAGGCTGTTATCGCTTTGCATCTGTTTAACCTGCTCACCAGCCTTTACCGCGTTACCGTGGAAGTAGAACGCCAGTTGAGCCAGAGCAATGCTGATAAGCAAAAACACAAGTGCGACAGCTCCCGTTGCCTTGCTCATTTGTCTAATCCCCAGCAAGCGAGCTCTGCCTCTTGGTCACGTCTTATAATTTGCCCATAACAGCCGTTCGAACGAATGCGGCAATCCCGACCACCGTCAAATATCCAGCGGCGGATCTCTCGGCATGCACCATGGTGATCACCGGCATTCAGTTTTTTGTAGAACGTCGAAGTGAAGCATTTGCTGGGGCCAATGTTCCACGGGCAGAATGAGGCGATCCCGACCTTCTGCGGCTCGGTCAGCGTCACTTTGATGTTGCGGTCTACCCAATCCAGCGCCTTCTTCTGTTCGGCTGCGTCAATCTGCTTGCACTGCTCGGCAGTCAGTCGCTGGCCCTTCACAACCTTCTGGCCGTTGACCATTGTCACCCCGCCACAGATTGTCCAGATGCCGACACCATCCTGATATGCCGTTAGTCGCTGCCCTTCCTTCTCATCCTGAAACTGCGCCATCATCACCGGGGCCGATGCGCCAGCGGCGATTAACGCCAGCATCGCAGCACTGAGTTTTGATTTTACTGAAGCCACTACTCGCCCCCTATCAGGTCTACATCCTGAGCGCTGATGTTCTTGGTGGAGCGGTCAATAAGGTACATTTTGAGTAGCCTTTCTCGGCGGCATCTGAACCAGATACCTACAACACACCCGACGACGGAACAGAGGATACCGACGAAAATTCCGATCACCATCCACTCGCTGGGCGAAAAATAATTTATCGCCCCGAGCAGCAGGCCAATGAGCCAACCGCCATGCGTGGCGCTATCTGCGATTTTTTCCGGCATGGATCTCATCCTTCCCCCTCGCCGGGGCATAGCCCGATCATCGGGTGGTAGAAACAAAAAGCCCCGGCAAATGCCAGGGCAACTTAGTTACTCGGGAAGATTTCCCGCTGTGTTTGTTCGAATCGGTCTGGTTCCAGCTCAACCCCCAGCCCAATGCGGCCCAGCTTGATAGCGGCCTTTATCGTTGAACCGGAACCCATGAAGAAGTCAGCGACGACATCACCTGGACGGCTGCTGGCACTGATGATGTGCTCCATCATTTCAGCAGGCTTTTCGCATGGATGCTTACCTGCATAGAAGGCTACCGGCGGATAAGTCCAAACGTCGGTATAAGGCACCGCAGCTGATACCGTGAAGGTACGCCGCAGTGATTTATATTCCTGGCACAAGTTCAGATATTCGCGGTTGAGGGTTTTGTATTCCCTTACCAGCTCATGATGGGGACGATTCAATCCACCAGCCTGATGCTTCTCATTAGCGATGCGGTCAAATAGCGCCTGAAGCTTGTGATACTGCTCTTCACTCGGTAGCTGCCACTGGCTCTCACTAAACCAATGACTGGCCATCTGCTTACCGGTTGCCGCCTGGATCTCTTTTGATGTCACACCGAGGGATTGCCGTGCCGACTTGAAATAATGGATCAGCTGTTTGAAGACGTTTTGCTTCAACTCAAGGCATTTGACCGCATAACCATCAACTTTCGGTTGCAGGGGGCCTGCATAATGACCAGCGAATATAATCCGCTCTGTTGCCGGGAAATAAGTGCGTAGGCTCTCTTTATTCTGGCGACGCCACGGCCCCGAGGGCTTAGCCCATACAATATGACTAAGCACGTCGAACCGTTGGCGAACCAGCAGCTCGGTATCAGAGGCCAACCGGCTACCACAGAAAATGTAAAGGCTACCGTTCGGTTTCAGCACTCGCCAGAATTCCACCAGCAACGCATTCAGCCAGGCTAAATACTCGGCCTCGGTCTTCCATTGATTATCCCAATCGCAGGACTTCACCCGGTAATACGGCGGGTCAGTCGCAATCAGGTCGATGCAGTCATCAGGCAGGGTTTTGATGTATTCAAGTGTGTCAGCGTTGACAAGACTGGTACTTGAGATCATAAGCGTCCTCTTTGGTAGGCTCGTCCTGCTGTTCATAGCAGCACGGGCAAAGGTTGCTTGTGACCATCGACATGAGCACCTGGCGGTCAGTGTGCGGTAACACTCTGATCGCCGCCCACCCCACAAACCAGATATAAAAAACCCCGCCGAAGCGAGGTTTTGCGCCATTTGCAATACTGGCAAAATATCAAATTAGGCTTAAATATGGCTTATTTTGTTCGGTTTTGCAAGCATCATGATGCTAAATGTTTTGAACGTGATTCTATCCTTTTCTCCGCCGTCCATCGCAAGGATCCGGCATCCAACGTTTCCACAAGGGATAGCAGTGCGTTCCAGTGCCCGCTGTAGGTTTCCGACCATGTTGATTTACTCACCCCAGATAGCTCTGCCAATTGCGTATGGGTGTATTCTTTCGGCAACCCTTTTATCTCACTGGCGACTACCTGCACCGCCAGCATCGTCAGGCTTTGCAACCTGAGTTTGACCTTTTTGCTGATACGCGCTGAGCACTGCTCTGAAAACCGTTCCCAGATGTAGGGCACCACCAATAACTGTTTATCGTGGTAATTATAATCACCATAACAGTAACGGATCCACGCTTCCTGATGTGTATCCAAAACGGAGATCGCCCGGCGCCAAGAGCTGGTGCTATATGTCAATTCATCCAATGGCGGGAATGGTTTCTTCCTGGTTCGCGTCTCAGGACAGTGCATCGGTTCTGTCGCCGGGCACACCTTCCGATTGTCGACCACTACTGTGCGCAGTCTTTGGCGCTTAAAGCGCGTTGTGCGAACCAGCGCGGCTCCCTCAAATGCCGCCAACTGCCCTTTACTCTGCCCATTAATATCAGCCAGGGCGAGCGAGACAGCACCGCGGACGTAATCCAGATAGTTTTGATTCATCGTTTTGCCCCGCGCTTGTTTGCCGTGCTGATCGCCCCAATACCAAATGCCTTGTTCAACGTGCGCACCAGGTGGAATAACTGGCTGCCGTGCTTGGCCTCCCATGCGGCCACATCTTCATGCAGCTCGTCATGGCATTCACGGGTCAGGGGGATGGTGAAAATGTCATGTGGTTTGGTGCCGGTACCGCCGAGCCCGTGATCAATAATGTGGTGCGGGTCGTCTGCCTGGCGTTTGCAGCCACAGCTGCATGGCTGTGACTTCACCCACTGGGTGTATTTCTCGCACTCCCAGCGGGTAAGCTTGGGCAGCAGCATAAAACCTGCTGGTGGCTCGGGGTCGACATCAACGGTCAGCGCCGGTTTCACCTTCTCCACGTATTCGTTAATGATCGCCTGTGGGGCTTTATCCCACACGATATCGGCCTCTTTGCGCGTTCCCGTTGGGATAGTGGCTGGTGGAAGGCGCAGGGAAAAGCGGGCTACCGCATCAGGCAACAGCTCTGACACCTGCTTAAGTACAGCCCACCAGCACAATTCCGGCAGGCTAAGCTGGTGGTCTTCTCCAAACATAAAATGCGAGCGAGCGCGGTAAACTGCCCACTCCGCCACATTCTGCGCGGCTATGGCATCCAGCTCCGGCAACGTTTGTTCCCGCAGGCGGTGCTCATGGTGCCAGCACAGGCGGACCGGGCGGCCGTCATAGTCCAGGATGTCCATATTATGGTGGTGGTAATCGTCGCCGGTGGTCCACTGACATTCTGTGCTGCGCATCAACCACTCTTTCAGGCCTGCAACACCACCAGCTGCATCTATGACCCGTTCATTCTGGAAGAAAGAGGACAAACGCGGATCCGCCGCCAGGCTCTGATCTACTGCTGGCAGCAGGCCGGAAGGCAGCGGTTTTAACTCTTCCGGCTCACTGGCGATCAGCAGACGGCTGCGCCCGCTGAAATAATGCAGCAACTCACTACCTGGGCGTAGCAGCACCACACCCAGATCACGCTGCAGGTAAGAGGTAAGTAACATCCTCACGCAGCCACCTCCTTGCGCTCAACGCACAGCTCCGGCAAGTTGGCACGCACCAGCGCTTCTGCAAACGGTGGCGGCACAGCGTTACCACAGCGTGCTACCTGCTTATCCTTGGCGTACCTCTTGCCACGATAGTCCTGATCGATGATGTACCAGGACGGGAATCCCTGGGCAGCGTACAGTTCGTGCGGCTGCAACATACGCATACCGATATCAACGATCTGGTAATCGATGCCTTGTACAGTGACAAGGCCGAATCGGTCATTCGTGGTGACGGTGTGTAGCGGATCTGTGAGGCTTACCCCTTCCTTTTCGTTGCCGTAATACTTCAGCAGGAACGCCCTCACCTCACCAATATGCAGGCCGCCGGCGGTAATGGTTGGCATGGGCTCAGTAACCGGCTGGCCATCCTTGCAGGTACCACGGAATTTGATCAGGTTTGACGTAACCAGAGCATGGTGGTCGACAGTCGTCACTGTGTGCGCGGGTTCAGCCAGATCAGCACCGGGGCCGGTGTAATTTCCACCGAAGTGTTTCGCCAGGAATGTCGCAACCAGTTGGCTTTTGCCACCGCCGCCCGCAGTGATCGTGCCATTTGGCTCGTCAGCGCGATGACCGACGCTATTGCCAAACTGGCGGGCAATGATTGGGGCCACCAGAAGATGCTCTGCTTTCGTGGTGACGGTCGTCAGTGGCTTGCCGGCCTCATATGCCAGGCGATCACCGCCAAAACCTGTCTGACCTATACGCGCGATGATCGGCGTAACCAATGCAGCCCGCGATTGCTTCAGGATAGTGTGCATCGGCTGATCTGCACTGCGTGGTTTTGCCTGATATTCAGATCCACCGGCACCCGCAATCATAGGGGTAACCAACGCATAACCATGGGTCTTGGTGATCGTCTGCAACGGCTCTTCCAGCGACTGGCCACGGAAGCAGTTATAAGTTGTTTTGGTGCTCGTGTGGTTGCACTTCACGATAAACGGGTTCGGGCTGTCGATCACAAAGCGCTGAATACCACGGGCAATACGGCGCAGTGTGTTTTCAGCCAGCGGGCGTTTGCGCTCAAAAATGCTCGGACACGGTATTGACCAGTCAATGCACTCTGCAGCGGTACGCCATGGTTTCAGTTTGCCGCTTTGAACTTCCAGTGACTTTGGATCACCGTGGGTTGGCTCTGGCCAGACAATAGGACGCCCGTCGCAGCGCATCAGCATGAAGAAGCGTTTACGGATGGTTGGTGCGCCATAGTCGCAGGCACGCAATTCACGGTAATCGACAACGTAACCCAGACCTGCAATCAGCTGGCGATGATCGTTACCGCCCTCTTCAATACCTAAAATGTCGCAGCATTCGGCCAGCGCCGGGTGATCTGCTGCAATGCCGGTTGTCAGCATTGCCACAAACCCCGCGAACGTTTCCCCCACACGATCCGGGCAGGGATAATCATTACCGCTATCGTCGGTGACCAATGGCCCCCACGTCTTGAATTCCTCCACGTTCTCCAGCGGGATCACCCGAGGGCGGGCTTTTAATATCCAGCGGATAACGATCCAAGCAAGGCCGCGAATTTCTTTCTTAACCGGTGCGCTGCCTTTGGCCTTGCTGAAATGACGGCAATCTGGACTAAACCATGCCAAGCCAACTGGCTGCCCGGCGGTCGCCGCTACCGGATCGATATCAAAGACCGATTCGCAGTAGTGCAACGTCTCGGGGTGGTTGGTTTCGTGCATCGCAATGGCGTTTTCATCGTGGTTGATCGCAATGTCAACGCTGCGCCCAGTGGCCATCTCAATGCCGGTGCTCGCCCCGCCGCCACCAGCAAAATTATCTACTATCAGTTCACGGTTCATGCTGTGGCTCCCATTGCGGCGGTTAAAGTTGTTGCGGCCTGGATAATGGCGGCCTCTGGAGCGCCCTCCAACTTCAGGCGGTTGATGTGGTTGCGCAGTTTGTTCTGCAGGTGCGCCGGCAGGCTGCTGGCTGTGGTCACTTGGTCAAACAGGAAATTTACCTCCTGTGGCCACACGGTATTGGCGGTTTCCGGAAGAATATTTTCTGGAATATTTTGGGGTTGGATTTGTGGTGCCAGGCGTTCGGCCTCGCGGCGGATCTGCGCCATAAAGGCTTCACCCATATTCTCCAACTGGGTGCGGCTCACATAGCTGGTGGCCGGGCCATTCCACGTTTTATCGAATACAACGACCGCGCCAGCAAAGAATGCGCCAGTGGGCACTTGCTTTTCATCTGCCGGAACAAACCACTTCGGTACATCGAATCCAACACGCCCACGGATGAAAGCAACATGATCTGCCTGCTCAGGCCACCAAGTTTCCGATGTTGCAGCCTTAATCAGGAAAACGTACCGGCCGCCCAGCTCACGCATAGCCATCGTATGCGCCATGATGTGCAGCATACCGGTGATGTATTGCCCCTCATGCTGCTGGGCGCGGGAATATGGCGGATTGCCGAAAGCAGCTCCGTGCAGTTCCACCAGCCGTGCTGACCAGTCCTGAGTGAGGGCATTATCTTCCGCCGTGTAGAATGCCGGACACTTACTGTTATCACCGTCGGTGAACAGATCCAGCACCAGTGGGCCGAACATCGCATTAATCCCCCAAAACAGGTCGTCGGGAGTACAC